AAGTATGTATCCGAATTCTTCTTGTCCATCGTATCGTACAAGGTCATCATCGTAGGAAGCAGTGATTGCATCGTATAACGGCAACGCGCCACCAAGTCTGCCGTAGATCGGATCATCAAGAACAATAGGGAAGTCCTGAACCGAACCAAAGTCAAACGTGACGGTATGAGTGTCAATCCCAATGGTGTGCTTGATGCCTGTAACTAACCCGTATCGCTCAATGGCTGGCGGTATTCCGTTAGGGGTAAAGACAATCTTGATAACGTCTTGGATTTCAACTGCTAGAAGTTCAGCCTGATCTGCGGTGTTCTTATCGTGCAGGGTTACGTTCAAGCTGCTAAATCGTAGCTCTGGTTGGTCGTAGCGACCTAGCAAATAGTCAGCCAGAATAAGTGAATCAGCATCGCTAGTTAGTAACAGCCCGTCTAGGGATAAAGTCTGTACGCCATAAATGTCTTGGGATAAAAGGTTGTCAGCTACCTGTGGTGTTCCACCTTCGCGTGTAATTACCACGCGGTTGTAAAGGTTCTCTGACCCGTAGATAACGGCAATGTTGTTATAGCCAACAGATTCAGGGCGTTCATCGTCAGCAAAGATTAGGGTGTCCACAAGTGGTGGAACTGTGATGCGGTCACGGAATGTAAGCGCACCTGATTTAGACATAAACAATGCGCCGGGTTCTGTGGACTCAACCAGTTGTAGGTACTGAAGCGCGTTGGTATTCTCAGGTACTAGGTCTGCTTGCAAGGTTTCTTGACCGGGGTCAATGTCGCGCTCACCAGCAGGCCAAGCTACTTCAGGGCGGTTAAGGATTGTTTCAATACGTTCACCAGATAACTGAGCAACGTTTGTAAATGAGTCAATCTGGGTAGCCGATAACTGCAAGAAACCATCCACGCAACTGATCGAAGCGTAAGACTTACCGCCTAGCTCGTAACTTAAATCCCAGTCATCTATGTAGCCCGTGAACTGACGGATGCCGTTGGTTTCAATAACGACTTGCTTACGCGGCAGAATCTGGGAACGATACGGGCTGTCCTCATAGAACGGGTCAAAGGTTCTATCGTCATTGTGCAGGGTAACAGATGCGTTGCCTGCGGTATAGCGGTCTAGTTCCCGTGACTTGCCACGAGAAATAGAAGCATTAGCGACATGGTGAGTAACATCAACCAGAACATCGCCACCAAGAACATAGTCGCTATCAAGAACGCCACGAACTGGATCATCAAGCGCAAAGAACGAACCACCTGATGCTGTGAGGTCAAAGGCAATGTAGACCTTAGTTTCTGGGTTAGACATTTACGCGCTCGCAAATACCGGGCCACTGGCGCGTTCATATCTCTTAATGGCATCTACAATTTCACGACCAATAGAAGCACCGTCTGCGCCCATACCTGCGTTCACAGTTACGTTGAATGTGTTGCCCATACCTGCATTGCGACCTGATAACGGCACAACGGCTTCAGGGCCTGCTTCACCGATAAGTGCAAGGGTTGGGCCTGTAACAATGCCACCCTTAGCAAAGGCAGGAACTTCAACGCCAAGAGATGCGGCAAGGGCTTGAATGTCTTTGCGCTCACCAGCACTGATCTTTGTACCCTTTTTGGACTTCTTGCTTCTGGCGTTGGCAATAGCCTGATTGACTTGGTTGATAGCTCCCTGATTTATCAGCGAACCGTCAGCGTTGATAGTAAAGCCAGCAGCAGCGATAGCCGCCTTGACACCATCTACAAGGGCTTGACCTGCGGTGATACCTGCTGTGTAGAACTGTGAAGCAGCCGACTCACCAACGGCATCAGCTACGGATTGGGTGGCACTAACAAGCGTGTTGATTTGATTTACAACAGTTGCGCCACCGGCAATAATTTCATCGGCAATCTTAGTTCCAGCATCTGCGCCTGCGGCTAGTACCTGACTAATAGCAGATTCAGACAGACCCATTGCTAGAAGTTGCTTGACCTTGCTTCCAAAGTCAGCAGCCTTAGCCGCTTGAGCAACTAGGTTTTCAAGAAATGAGCCAGATTCAGCAGTAGCAGCAGCACCAAAATCTATGATGCCAGTAATCGCACCCTTAACTGTGTCTTTGAAGTTTGCGTAAGCATCTTTGGCTTTGGAAAGAATGTCATTGCTACGAGCTAGTTCATCGCCTAACTTAGCCATTGCTTGTTGCGCTAACTTCCCGGCTTCGCTTAATCCCTTAACAGCAGTAGCCGCCTTAGCAGCCTTGCCTGCTGTGCCAGCCAGTCCAGTATCAGTTTCAGGAACTGCAACGGCAACAGGTGGAACTCGACCTTGCTTAACCCTCTTGATACCAGCATTATCTAGTTCATCAGCAGCGCGACTTGCGGCTAGAGCTACGGCGTTGATTGTTACGATTGTGCCTTGCGCAGCCTGTGACATACCCCGGAACGCCTTAGTTCCGTTGCTTTCCATAATGCGAATAGTCTTGTCAGTTGCGCCAGCCTGAATGCGCATGTCAATAATCTTGGCTACCAATACACCAGCAACCACGATAAGCGCACCAATGCCTGTGCTTATCAACGCAGACTTCATAACTCCAGCAGCAATCTGAGTAGCTGTGGCAGTTGCGCCAATGGTTGCAGAAAGAGTTACCCAAGCTGTGCGCAACCCGGTGACTATTGGGATAACTACTTTGATACCAATAAATACAAGGATTAAGTCTTTAACGGCCTTTGCAGTTCCATTGAGATTACTTATTACGTTGCTGATCTCAACGCCTAAAGTTTTAAGACCACCTTCTGCACCCTGAAACTTGATTGCTTCTACAATACGTTGAATGGCAGGAAGTAACTTGTCATTGAAAGCGGATACGACTGCAAGCGCAGCAGGTAATAATGCTTCACCAAAGCCAGCCTTAGCATCTTGAAGCCCGGCTTGTAAGAATTTTAACTGGTTAGCAAGTCCACCTGCTGTGCGCGATACGTCACCTTGAGCTAGTGCGCTATCTTTCATAATTAAGGCATAGGCGGCTTGAGTCTTAATAGCCTGTGGCAATACGCCAGATGTGGTCTTAATAAGACCCATGCTCATTGCTTGTTCTTTTAAGCGAACGTCAGTAAGAGCAATACCGAATTTCTTTAGTGGTTCAGTTTCCCCGGATAGACCAGAGCGCAAAGCTAGTAATGCATCATCAACGGAAGTGTTATTGAACGAAGCCATGTCAGCAGCCAACTCAACAAGGCTTGTAGACATTGAGTAAGACTGTTGTTCAGTTAAACCAAAGGCGCGGAACAAGTTGCCGTAAGTGCCAGCCGCTTCGAGTGCAGCCTGACGGTTGATACCAAATGCCTTGCTTGTGGTCTTAGACCAGTTCTGTACGGCTTCAGCATTTCTACCAAATACAACATTGGCTTTAGAAATAGATTCAGAAAGATTAGATGCAGCCATAACAGCTGACTGCAAACCACGCACAACAGCAACAGCAGATACGCCAGCAAGAGCGTTACGCATCACGTTAGAGCTAGTGGATACCGACTTGCCTAAAACGCCTGCATCGCGCTGTAACTTTTGGAAAGACTTAGACAGGTCAGTTGTGTTGCCTGTAAATTTGACTTCAAAAGTTTTGCTTGCCTGTGCCACCAAAACTCCTAAGTGGCAGAAGCACCTGCCATTAACTCTAGAAACTCACGGCGCATGTCTTGCCGTATTTCTTTTTGACTCATTCCATTGTACCTAGATAAGTCAATGTCCTTAAATTCTATTTCACATTTGGTGCAGACCTTTTCTAGTGTGCATCTGCATTCCCAGTGGTCTACTGCTCTTTGTGGCTCACGTCTTGCAAGGCTTACAGGTGGTCTGTCTGTGTACCTAAACTCAGGTGCTTGCATAATCTCACCGTGTCCACGCAAGGTATGAAACACAGCGTTAGGTGCGTGCTGTGGTGCAAAGAAAATACGGGCAGGGTCACTGGTCTGTGGGTCACCAACAATGTCTAGGAAGTCGTGCATCTGCTTCCAGACTGAGTACCACTGATGGCTAGGTACGGGTTCATCAAAAGGAATGACAATGTGCCAGTGCTGGTCATCTTCCTTATGGCTGTAAGTCGTATAGGCAATGTATTCGTAGCCTTGCAGTTTATCTAAGGTATCGGCTAGTTCTTCACCGTCTAGATCAGCAACGAATGCGTTAATGGCAATGACGTTCTTATTACCGCGATAACCGTTCTCAACATAGGTAACTGGGCTGTATAGATGCCCTTTGTATTTGTCCTCACGTTCAGCGTGCTTAGAAAGCGAAGCTACAAAGTCAGCCCAAGTATCGGCATAGGGCTTTGGCTTGTTGTCCTTGACAGACCACCACTTAACTGCGTACATACGTCAGACGTTAGCAGATGTTATACGGTATGTCTAGCGCATTCTGGTTAGATTCGCCAGTATGGAATCTAGGGATTTTAGGTATTCTGCGTTGATCTTAGGCCCCATGCGCTCAATAGTAGGCCAGAAGAAATAACCCCTATTGCCACCACCCAACTTAGGGGAACGGGCAGGGAATTGCTTTAGACGGTTAGAGCCAAATTCAGCACCAAAGAACACATCGCCACGAGTAACCTTTGTCTTACGCCTACGGTTAGGGCGTGATTGAGATACGAAGTTAGAAGAACTGCTTAATCTGATTACCGGGACACGGTCTGGTCTTGCCCTGAATCCTCTAGCTGATTCGATTGCCTGACGTGGATTAGGAGCATTAGGCGCACTTGCCTGAACTTCAGTAACCACCTGACCGATTAAATGAACAGATGCCTTGCGTATCTCTTTATTAAACATTGGGTCGGCTTTAGACCAACGAGCTAGGGCAGAATACAAACCTTCGATTTCGATCTGTACGGCAGCACCACCGGCACGACCTGTGATGTATTGACTGATAGCCATTAGTTCCCCTGACTGTTTTTCCAACGCAGGTACATGCTCATAGTAAAAAGCATACGCTCAGATTCTTGCATTAAAACTGATGGAGCAATACCAGTTTCACACGCAAGATAAGCCAAATACCAGTGTTGGGAACTATCGCCCAACCCAACTATTTTGGGCTTTGTTCACTCGCTTCAATGGTTTCTACGTCATCGCACCAATCTTCAAACGTCTTTTTGGTTTTACCCTGACGTTCTAACCAGTGCCATGCAAGCCATAATAAATCGGTAATCCGAAAATCTGTTTCAAGCGAAGCAACAGACTTGGTGAACTTGTCCTCAAAGGCAACAAGGTCACGCGCAGTAGCAGATACTTCTTCTACCGATTCATCATTAAAAGTAACGCGCAGGTTGATCTTCATTGGTTATGCCGTAGCCCGTGTGACTGTGCCAGATACAGGCCAAGTTACAGACAAGGTTGCAATGTCGCCAACGCTTGATGCAAATGGTGAGTAGCTGTTTACCAAGCAAGTTGCGGTGTATGAAGGGTTGGTTGATGTAACAGAACCTGAAGTTGGAACGATTACAACGGTAGCCAAAGTGTTAAGCAATGGATACAGAGTTGCATCTACTGAAGATGAACCAAAGTCTTGCATGAACTGAAGTGTTAAAGAACCGGACTTTAACCCACCAATCCGAGTTCTCCACTCAGAACCAAAAGCACTGGTTTCTAGGTCATCGGATTCTATGCTGAGTTCAACGCTGTTTAGGTTTGTTGAAAAGTTTGTGCCGTTGATTGTTACCTTGTAATCGGTGGCTGCGAATTTCGCCATTGTGTGTTGCTCCCTTAGTCTGCGTAGCAGAGAACTAGGAACTCTGCTGCTAAATAGTTTACTTCACCGACTGAGATCGTGGCATACGCTCTCATATCGGTAACTCTTAAATCATACACTTTCCCACCTAGTGTCTTATCTCGCTCAATGGCTAACTTAATGCTGGATGCACCAGTGCTAGAACAGAACGCATCTATGGCGTTTTGGGCTGATCTCTCAGCTACACGACCAACTAAAACAATGACTGTAAACGTGTAAGTCTGCATCCCTCTTTGGAATGTGTCATCGTAGTTAATCGAGTCAGGCTGAACTATTGCAATCGGTGGACTTGGGTTATCAGGCATAACGGCTGCGGTGCGTAGCCCAGTAATGCTTGCAAGGTTAGTGGCAATCCCTGTACGGATTTCAGATAGTTGAGCCATTAAGCAAAGTTTCTCATACGGCGATACGGAGCTACCAACTGCGCAACGTCTGGGTCAATGTCCCTAGTTACAGAGATCGCGCCGAGATCCCCGAAGCCAGCCACGCCGAGTGGGCTATCGAGCCGCTTAAAGATACGGCTAGCCTGAATGATGCAAGCCTGAGTGATAGCGATAGGAACAGATGAATAACCAAAGACGGCTGTTAGTTTGACAAGTGCTTGACCTGATTCAACTGGAAACAAGTAATTTTCAACAGCGCGAATGCGTGTGTATGGAACTTGTAAACCATCTACGTTGCCGTTAAGTGGTTCTAGTTGATAGTCACCTACTGCCCAAGTTGTGTCAAATATTCCATCACCGGCAGATGAACTTTGCAGTGTTATTGCTGTGCCTGAAATATCGTCAATTTGTGTAACGTAAGAATCGTCAGCTGCATAGTAGCGCGTTGCTGTTCCTGATGAGTAAAAGTATCGCCCAGCATGTCCGTCAATAGCTCGTGAAGCAGACTCCACAGCCATTTCTAATAGCGAATCATCTACGGCATCTTGAATTCTTAGTGCCGCTTTGAGCTGCGCTAAAGTTGCGTATCCGTTGTTTATTGCCAAAGTAACTCCTAAGTCTAGGTCTATTCTACTTGCGTTCTGCTAATGCCCTACGGATACCTTCACGCAAAGTAATCTGCGGAATAAAATACTGATGCGATAAATGCGAATCACCAACGCGATACTCAACCCCAGTAGGCGCAGTCACTATGTGGTTAAAGATTGGTTTGATGCCTGCTTCCTCGCAGACCATTTGAGCAAGGTCATTGAAGCTAGTGGCAAAGCCTGAACATAGATTAAACGTGCCAAAGTACCCAGTCTGAACATGCCACAGCACAGCTTGAACAATGTCCTCAATGTGGATGAAGTCGCGCACTTGCTCACCGTCACCCCAAATGTCAAAGACTTCTACCTTGGCTAGAGCGCGGTCAATGAAACTAGGAAACGGATAGTCAGCATCTTGGTCTGATCCGTAACCACTAAAAGGTCTAAAGACAAACACGTTTGAGTCAGTTACAAACTGCGCTAGGTATTCCCCGGTAAGTTTTGCCCAGCCATAAGTTAGGTCTGGATTCCTAACGCCATCTAGATTCAAGTCGTATTCAGCTAGGCGGTGTCTGCGGTGTGAGTTCTGCAAGTCAATCGGGTAAGCAGCCGAGCTAGAAAAGTAGACCACGTTCTTAGGCTTAGTCTTTTGCACCCAGTTAAAGAACTCTGCATCTATGGATAAGTCTGTGGCTACGCTTAGTGGCTCACCCTCAATAGTTGCGCGACCACCAACAATGGCTGCTAAGTGAATTACTAGATCGAACTGATCTGTATTGCTTTTGAAGAAATCCCTGCAATCATTGCCGTCTTTTAGGTCAATGCCTGTTATGTCGCTATCTGGCAAAGCCTTAACAAAGTTACGACCTACGAAACCCTTATGCCCTGTAATAAGAATCTTCATTACCAAGCCTTTACATTCTCAACGTCATTGCTAAATTCTGTGGCTAGGTATTCAGCAAAGATAGCCTGATCGCCATTGTGCATCTCAACGGTGTTTACAGCTGCGTATCTATCGTCATGGGCTGCCTTACCGTTTGTGTAGTGCAAGTGTTCAATGATTACCTCTGGCAAGTAGTTCACGTTCTCTAAAGCGTGACCCATTGCAAGCCAGTAGTTATCTAGGAACAAGTGCTTTAAGGCTGGCGGTGACATAAATCCAGTAGCCCTAATGATCTTGCTAGACATAACTACGGCAGTTGGTAGGTTCTCGCCTTGCAGTAAATCGTTTCCATAAGCAATGCCCGGCTCAGTCCCAATAGCTTCTGCAAGTTTCGTATCCCAGCCACCTGTGCGCGGTAGGTGATCATCACCCATAAAACAGATGTAATCATAGTCAGGCGCAAACCATAAAGCCCAGTGGTTAAGTGTGCCGTTCATCCCCATACGATCAGCAATGCAAACCTTGACGTTATTTAGCCCAGCAGTTTCTGCCATGAGTCCGTTATATGTTTTAACGTCATCTGCATCTATTGCAAAGATGACTTCTGTAAAGTCTGCCGTTGCGTTGATAGCTTCAAATAATCTAATGGCGTTATCGTTGCGCCCTCTTGTCGGAATGATTGTAAGCATTCTCATTGCTGCACCAGTTTCCAAAATGTATCGCCTGCCTTATCTATCATGTGGCGCAATGCATCTGCATCATGCCAATCTTCAACGCTAGTAATTCCTACGTTCTCGTTCGTGTGAATCCTGCAACCTGAAAGCACCGCTTCCATTACTGCGCGACATTCTGACTCAAAGGCTAATGGTAAATGCACAAACCATTCGACTCTTGCCATTGCATCTAGTACCTGTTCACGCGGTACATCTGTCAGAGCTTTGAACTCATAACCTGCTTGTGCTGCCCAAGCGTGAGCGCGTAGCTGCCCCTTTAGCGGATGATTCCTAGCAGCCCATAGTGCTATTGGTTTCTTGTCCATGTGGTCGTAGCACTTGCTCGTATCAAAGTAGCTTAGAACTTGCGCTGTCTTGCGTGGCTTTGTCCAAGATAACTCTCTGCGCATGTGTGCAGGGGTATGGGTTGCGAATAAGCGAGAGCCACGAATCAAAGCATTAAGCCCTGCGCGTGGGGTTTGTAAGTGATGCACGAATACAAATGGGTCATACTCTGCCAGTCTGTATAGCTGAGCCTCCGTGAACGCATCTGTGCCTGTGACTATGACTGAATCAAATTGGTGTATGTCGTGTGTATCGAATGTGTATGGGGTGACAATTTCGATCTCATAATCTAGAGGAGCTTGTAAACGGTATTCATAGTCAGACATTTCAGCCCCACCTGCGAACTGCCCCGTGAATAGCCCTCTGGGACTCACAGAGCCACCGTGAGCCACTTTAGGCGCATTCTCTATGTGATGCGTGTACCAGCCTATTTTCATGCTTATAGTCGCTCGTAGGCTTTAGTTTCTAAGACTGCTAAAGCTGGCTTCCAATGCTGCTGAAAGACGGTATCGGCGTTATACGCCTTAGCAAACTCTTGTGCCTTTTCTGATCTGCCACGTCCACGCTGATAAGCCTGCTCTAGTGCATCCACGATTGCAGGAACGCTAGGCATGTGGAACCAAGATGACTGCGGTGCATCCCAAAGCGGTTGCCCGTCAATTAGCCAGCCGTCACCTAGTAGCTCTGTTGAAGCTGCAAAGTCGCTAACGATTACAGGTGTTCCACAGGCTTGCGCTTCAATAGTTGGAATACCAAAACCCTCGCCGTATGAAGTAGCAAGCAATACATCCATAGCCGTATAGATCGTGGCTAAAGTCTGCTGGTCAATACCAGTCCGATAAGTGTATGGCTCAACAAACTTAAATTTGTCCTCAGGAACTCCACAAGATTGAAGCAACTGCATTAACTTAATTCCGCCGAGTGAGCCAAGCTGATCAGTATGCAGATAAAGAACTACGTCATCATGTTTCTGTGCAAACATAGAGAACGCCAGAATGTTCTCACCAAATGCCTTGCGATTAGGGCTAACACCTTTATTAGCTGCGTTCATTCCTACAACAAATTTATCTTCGCCAATGCCTATGTAATCTCTGCCAGTAGTTCCTTTATGGCGTTTCATTGGCTTAAAGACTGACTCAATTCCATGTGGCACATAAAGCGATTCAATGCCTACATTTTCAATCATTGACTGCCCGTATTGGCTCATAGCAATAGGCGTTACAAAGTCTTGTGCTAGCCACCTAGTTACTTCTGGCGGTGCAGGAATGTGATCTATTGGAACCCAGCTAGCCACGTTCCAGTCAGACCAACGATCACCTTTGAAAACCCATACATCATAGAGAGTAAAAAGAATGTGACCCTGCTTAGGGTGGCGTGTAGTCCAATCGTGCATGTGTGCAGGAACTACATCATTTGAATACAAGTCCGCGCCACGTTGATAAACGGTCATCCCGTTCCAGTCTGTGTTGCTTCCCTCTAGACCGTAGTTGTTAAAGATCGCTACATCGTGACCAAGCTCTTTTAGTCGCTGGGTTACTTGCGCTGTTTGAGTTCCATAACCAGTTGCAGCCCAAGGTGCGTTGCTGTTCCATCCGATTGCTAAGGGTTTTGACACAGGGTAATCCTTTATTCGCAGGTGCTTTGAACCTTACATTAAAACGTGGTCAAATAAAAGCAGAACCCCACCAAGCCTGCGCTCTCGGTGGGGTTCCACGTTTTTGGGTTTCCTTATTAGGAAGCTGCACCAGCAAAATACTTCACATGTGAAGTCTGGATTAGATTTCCGTCCACGCGCATGGTTGCGCGGAACGTGATCAAATCGTTTTGGAAGGCATAGTCATCCGAACGATCTAGGCGTAATCCACCAACGGTGCGAGCAAAGTAACTTGGCAAGTGACCAAAGATTACTGACTTCGCGCTTGTTGCTGGAGCTGCCATTGCTGGGTTCTCAAAGATTGGGTAACCAAGCAATAGATCACGAGCATCAGCAGATAGGGATGGGCTGAACAGGTACTGTCCGGCTGAATCCTTTAGCTTACGAACAGCAGCGATTGCCTGAGCATTCATTTGCCATCCTGTACCCGGTAGAGTGCGACCTGCGGTATCAACGCTGTAAACCAAGTCAATTAGGTTGTCAGCAGTGAATGCGCCTGTTACGCCAGTTCCACCAGTGATGCCTGAACCTGCAGCAGTTACGATACCTGTTGGCTGTACTGTTCCAGTTCCAGTTGTTAGTGCGCCATTGACTGCGTAGCCAAGAGCGTTACCTGTTTGCTGTGCAAGGAATCCAAGAATGTCTACGCCTGCATCTTCAACCATTTCGCGGCTGATCTGGGTCAAGAATGAGTACTTGTAAGCACCAAGTGTCTTGAATGCGTTGAATGTTGGATCGCTTTCACCAATAGCAGCAGCTTCAGAAGAAACCGTACCGGTGCTGTAAGCACTTAGTGAAGGAATCTGAAGGTTTTCGCCGCCAGCAGTGTTAAGGATTGTTGATGTTTCTAGCATCGGGCCAACGTGACGAGCAAGCATGATTACCTGATCGTAGAAAGAGGTCGGTACTGGTGCGCCAGTTGAACCCTTTGTTACATCGCGCTTCTCGAACGAGTGGGAACGAATCTCACCACGAGCAAGGGAACGGATTAGTTCGGCTTCGTTGATTTCTGGAACAGATACAACGGCTGGCTTAACTTGGGCTTCAAAGCCCTTCATTGCTTCGGCAGCACGTTCTTCACGCTCTGCTTGGGCTTTCATTGTTTCCATTACCTGTGAACGTGAATCAAGGTCAGCCATGATGCGGTCATAGGTTTGGTTTTCTTCTGCGGATAGATCGCGCTTTTCAGCTGCTGCTGAGTCGAGAAGAGCCTTTGCTTCTTCCCAAGCCTTTGCACGAGCTTCCGCTTGCTGACGGATGTAGTCAGACATGTGGACTCCTAAAGTCTTAGATTGGATTGGGTCTTACAGGTTCTGCGTGGCTCCACGACAGTAGCGCACCTATGGCTCCACAGAATGCTTATCTAATTATGGCACAAATAAAAACAGACCCAGATGCTTCCCCACATCTGAGCCTGTTCTTTGAATTTATGTTAGAACGTTTTTAGCATTAAATCAAGTTGCTTACGCTTAATCTCTAGCATGTCTACTTGACTTGGCTGGTCAACGCGTAACTTCTGCACCACTTCACTAATTAAATCAGCATGACTAGCATCTAAAGTTTCGCCTGCTTCTAGCTTTAGAATCGCATCGCTTAGAGCATCAACATCAACGGCGGTACGTTCTGCAAGAATGTCTAACGAACGAACGCTTGCAGTTGTTGCTTCATAGGCTGGAAATCCAGTAACAATGGAAACCTCGTGCAAACGTACTTGATGAAGTTCACGAGTTGCGCCATCGCTTGACCAAGCATCACCCTTTGGTGGAACGCTAAAGCCAAATGACATGCTCGATACATCGCCACGCTTCATAAGAACCGATAGATCGCGCCCTGCGCTAGTGTCTGGCAATTCAGCCTGAGCAAGTAGACCGCGTGAATCCTCAGTTAGTTTTAGAGTTCCAGCGCGTGTAGAACCTAGAACTACGTCAGTATTGTGATTCATAAATAGCTTGATCTCATTGCGTGACTTCAAGGAACGCTTAAATGCACCCTCACGGATTACCTCTGTGAACGGTAGCGGTTCTGACGGACTATTAAAAACGGCTGCATAGCCAGTGAAGCTCATGCCATCGCTTGATGCTTCCCCATTACGAACATCAAACTCAACGGTATTAACACGGCGTTCTACATTGGTGGTCATTGACTGCCTTTCATCCTTGTTTAAGTTTAGCGCGATTGAACGCCATTTCTCATTTTGTAAATCATTCGCGGTGCGTTCTTCTGCGCGTATACGTTCTACAACACCCTGTGCATAATCTAAAGCACGTTGTGCTTGTCGCTTAGTCGGTCCACTTCCCCAAAGTAAATGAGCTACGACTCCTGCACTTGGGTAGTTTTCAGAGTTAGGGTTTGCATCTGGTGAATCTAGATCGCCTAAGTGACGAGCTATCCAAGCAGCTGTGCGAATCCATTTGTCATCTGAAACTTGACCGTCTGCCATTAGACGGGCTTCACGAATAGTGCGCTCAACTAAGCCATCACCGCCAAGACCCTCAGCATTGTATTCAAGTCCACGCCTTGCAGCTGATCGCATGTAGGCAGGTGCATCTTGATTTATGGCGCGTAGGTCATCCTCATCTTCATCCATGTCATTCATGTCATCGTCTGACTGCCAAGCGTTGCAGTAGTAACCGCCATCAACAAATTCATCCCACTTACGGCAATAAGCCTTAGTGCCATCTTCACTAACTACGTCATCGTCATAGAAGAAACAGTTACCACAGGCGCGACCCTCTGGAACATCTTGCGCTAGTGCTGGTCTGTAATTCTCTGGCAAGGCGCGTTCCCCACCCGGTTCCATGTCCTCAGCTAGAGATACGGCAACCATCTGATCTATGGCAGCTTGCTTTGTTGTATGGCAGCCGATAACTTCGCCATCCTCTTTAGTAGTTGCCCAGCCTGAGCAACCTTCTGCGCTATCTGTTATGAAGTACGGCATTAGTCCTGCTTAACTACTAGCACTTGAATTTCAACTCCCGTTGTATCTGACACAGCCCACAGATCATCACCGGGGCCAATAGTAATCATAGAAGTTTGAGTTGCTACCGCGTGGATTCCAGTAGTCATAGTCACGCCTGAATTGCCAATGTAAATTTCTTTGTTTTGTGCGTGTTCGTGATTATGAATGCAAACGTGCTGATTCATGCGATCAGGTGGCACTATCTGGCGCGGTGTGTTTGCAGTTAGTGTGAACTGCGCTGTTGAGATTGGCATTCAAATCCTTAGAGCATTAGAAGCAAGTCTGCTTCATCTTCTAGTATTGACCATTCTACTTGCGCTTGAACGCTAACAGAGAATGCTGGACTTAGTGCAGAAGTCGTAGCCGTAATTGTTGCAGGCATTCTTACAGGTCGCGCTGGTGGTGTTTCTACAATTACAGGCGTTGGTGGTTGCGGTAGCGGCTCAACCTTTGGCTGGCGTATTGGTGGTGCAGGGTATGGGCGGTTAGAACCGTAACCCGGTATCTCTGGTTCTGGTGGTGTCGGCGGTATAACAGTTGCATTAGCCGTAGCTTCTAGTTCACCAAGAGAACCCATAAATACGGGTTTGATTGTTGGCAGGCTGTTTGCCGTTGCAGTCATTGCGCCTAGCTCAGATGCAGCCGTTGCAATGTGTGTAACTATTGCGCTTGCAGAGTTAGCAAGATCACCAAGCGGAGCATCTAATACTGGCAAGATTTGTGGAATAGTTGTAGCTGTGGAATTTATAGACCCAAGTGATGCAGTAGATGAAGCAGTGTGGCTTACTACTGAAATGCTTGAACTGGTCAATCCACCTAAAGCACCAGATGCAGAAACTACGACTACTGGCGTAGATGCAATGCTTGCATTAAGACCATTAAGACTTGCAGAACTTCTAGCTAACTGAGTAAACGTACCATCAAAACTAGATACGGCTGAGTCGTAAACTAAGTCGTTACTGTTATAGGCAGACTTGCCACCTACGGCAGATGAATCTAAAGCGCGTTGATCTAAGACCATCTGCGCAAGTCGCGCTAGACGATCAAGGTTTAATTCAAAGTCATTGAGTTCTGATGAACTCATGTCTTAGCTCGCTAGTGTAAGCGAAGTTGTAAATGATCCTGATGAGATCGTGTAGGTATCGCCTGCGGTGTAAGGATTACCCGTGATCGTTCCAGAGAACAAGAAACTGCCATCGGTTAGTGCATCCCAAGCGGTAAAGAATGTTGCATCTTGTGAACCGCTAATGTTTGTCCACGATACGTCAGCATCAGAAACAATAGACCCAGTGGATGCGCCAGCAAATGAAACAGCCTTGCGTGTGGTTTCTGTTGCGCCATTGGCGGTGCCAGCAGCACCCGGATCGCCTATGTGTAGTTGCACATAAACATTCGTCACGGCGTAAGCAGTGTTATTGCCTAAAGCATTTAACAAGCTATTCGCTAAGTGTGCGCTCATTCCAGTAGCCATTAGCCCTCAACTCTTTCAGTAACAGTAACAATCTTGCCATCATCATCACGTTCAACGGTTCTAATAACTGTGCGCTGTTGTGGTGCTTCAACAGTAACTTGTGGCGGTGCTACGTTAATGATCGCAGGCGGTACATTAACAACCGTTTCTGGCATCTGCACGTTTACATCGTGTGTACGTTGTACGTCATAAACAGACTCAGGAGCTGCTGGGTCAATCTGTGCAACTTGCTGCAACTGCGTAGACGGAACTCCTGTGTGATCTATGTTAGGAAGATTTAGAGCAGCCAAAACGCCAGCAGGATCGAACCCAGAATAGATAAGTTTCTGAGCCATCGTGACACGCTTGTCGGTTTCAACGAGTGAAGCAGCACCCAAATCCACGTTAGCCAAAGGAACGCGATAAACGTCACCACCTGTAACAGGTCGCAAATCTTCAAATCTTCTGATGTCATTGACTGAAAGGAATCCTGCCTGTGAACCGATTGAGTAACCATTCATTCTTGTAGCAAAGTCACCACGAAGTAAACCGTCTACGTTGAAACGAATAAACGCAGCATCAGGTAGAAGTGCGCTGTAAGCATCTTCAATCTTAGCTATGTATGGGCGCAAGGTATGAGTTACAAAGTTGATACCGTTTTGCTCTACTGATGCGTACGACATTGCACCGGGTGTTGTAACGCCGATCATGTGCGGTGGTACGCGGAAGATACGAGCTACTTCCTCAATCGCTAGCTTGCGACTATCTAGCATCTGAGCTTCATCTGGGTTAATGCCAGTCTTTACAAACTTTGCGCCACCTGTAAGTAGTCCAGTCTTGTGTGCCTTGCGGTAACCATCGTGACGGTTGCTAAAGCTATCAACTAGCTGTTTGGCTTGATCGCTCTTTAGGTCTTGTGGGGTTTCAATGATTCCCTGAGTAGTTGCGCCTTGACCAAAGAAACGTGAAGCAAAAGACTGCAACGCACTTGAAAGACCTAAGTTATCTTTCATCTCTGTAACACGCGACATGCCGCGTAGATCGCCAGCCTTGCGAAGCTCAGTAATTTGAAGCATGTCACGCTTGCTAACTGGCACGTCTTGATTATCGTCAATAATGTATTCAATTTCACGAGTGCGAATGTTGCGCACGACCTGAACGCGGTTAGGCGCAATACAAACTAGGTTTACTACATCGCCACGATTGTCACGGAATACACGAGTGAAAGAGTTACCGTCTAGCAATAATGAAATAAGAACTTGCTGGTAATGCTCAGAACGCAATAAGTCTACGTCTGGTCGCTGAATCCATGCAGGCTGTGGGCGATAAGGTACGCGGTCACCATCTACCCTGCGGAAACAATCAACTGGCAAAGTGCTAATAGTGTCGGAGATTAAAAGCACACAAGCGTAAAAAGCATTTATCTTCATCGCCTGTGTTTGATCTATGTTCGTTCCTGCTTCTGTGGTGAAAGCAAACGAATCGCCAGAACCCCAGATTGACTGGAAACTAATTGCGCGTTCCTCTTTATTACCGCCGGTCAAATTCCCAAGCATTACTTGCCTTTCTCAAATGCGATACCGACAAGCAAAATACTTACGCCAGCTGCGACTATTCCTAATGGCAGGATGAACAAACCTAGACCTATCGAGATTGTTGCTAGACCAACCACTTGCAGGATTGAGGGGATCACGCAAACTCCTAGAAGCTAAAGAACTGTGGCACAACGGGTTCTTCTCTTGAAACAGTTGCCCTATCAAATCCTATGATACTAGCAACGGCAGCATCTATCTTTCTCGGTGAACCTCTGTGTTCTTTCACAATTCTCGGTCCAAGTCTGTCAGTCTTAACTACCGCATTTGATAGGTGTCTTGTAAGTAATGGGTTGCCGTCATGGGTTAGCTTGTTAGATACCACTGCATCATAGAACTTTGCACAAGCTGGAACCATACGAGCCGGCGAAGTAGACGGCCACTCAACGATTGGAAATCCTGCTTCATCTAGAACTTGCATAGTGCGTTGCCAACGGAATGGGTCACAGGCTATCTCTTTGACGTTATGAGTAGAACAGAATTCAATAATTGTATTTTCTACATCTAGAATGTCCACGCGCCATTCATCATCATCTTCTGGCTGCTTTTCCCAAGCCTTGACCATAAAGACATAAGGTTGATCTTCGACAGTTACGCCGATGATTACAGATGCATCACCGCTAAACGAACCGTCAAAGCCTAAAACAACTGGAACTTCTGCGCCTATCTCACGCTGAATCTCTAGTTGTTCCCATGAGCCGTTAGGTAGCCAAGCTGTCTGACTGCTTACCCATTGGTTGCATCTCTTAGTTCTAAACTCTGCTTCTGGGGTTCTCTTAACCATTGCTGCAAAGTCTTTAGGGTCGTTGAGATCACCAAAGGCAGGGTTAGCGTCTTTCCAAGTTTGCTCTAAATGATGGTCTGCTTCTGCTTGCGCTTCCCACCAAGCCATGAAGAATGTTGGATCATCTATTTCTTTACGAGCTACTTTCTGCCCGTACTGATAAAGGTTGTATGCAATAGAATCTTGACCACTTGAATCTGCTCTTACGCCAGCAGTTGTAACACCAATGAGCATAGGCTCACGTCTTGCACCCATACCAAGTTGCATAACGTCAAAGAGTTCGCGGTTAGGTGCAGCATGAAGCTCATCAAAGATAACCATTGTGGGTGACAGACCCTCTTTAGTAAATGATTCACTTGATAGAACGCGATAAACAGAACCCGTTGCTGGTACTTCTATTGCATCTCGGTAGACATTGCAAAGTTCTTCTAATTCAGGTTCAGCCTGAATCATTTTCTTTGCATCACCGAAAACAATACGAGCCTGCTCTTTATCAGCTGCACAAGAATAAACTTCACCACCGTTAGGCCCCATGATTAAAGACCAAAGACCAATGCCAGAACCGATTGCTGATTTACCGTTCTTCCGGGCCATTCCAATTAGCGCAGTGCGGTGTCTAAACTTTCCGTCAGCACCAATAGCAAACAGATGCTTCATAAGTTCTTTCTGCCATTCGCGCATTTGCATCTTGTCACCTGCATAACCGGCAACAGTTTCCTTAGTCTGAATAGCAAAAGTATCTATGAAGTCTGAAACTTCCCAGCCACGCGATTTGTTAAGAGCTGCTTTGTTCACAGGTGTTAACCAAGTCGGTGGCCATGACTCAATTTTGGCTGGCACGAGATCGCAGTTCCTCTAGCTTTGATTGACGTTTAACTTCTGCCACGCCTAAACGTGATCTGTCTGTTGGCGTAAATCCTAAGAGCGAAAGGTTAGCGACTAACTGGCGGTCAAGATCGCGCAAGGCTTTACGTTCATCTGGTCGGTTATTCTGCATAACTTGAATGCGCAAGTTACGGCGTTCATCTAGAAGCTCGCAAGTCATAAGCAATAAATCAACATCGGTAGTAGGGCTTAACCAAGTTTGACCCATTCCCCAAATGCGATCCCAAAGTTCTTGACCTGCACTTAGTAGCTGACGTGATGGCTCTGGAATGTCATAGGCAGACGGCAACAGCACAAGTTCTTTTTGGTCTGGCAGTGTGCGCTTGCCCGGGTTGCCTGTTAAGCGTTTCTGTTCTATCGGTTTTGGTGGTCTACCTCTTGGAGCCATTTCAACCTACTAACTTTGAGCCGTTGGTAAGAATTGCACTTACACCTCGACAACGGAATTGTCGTGGCTTACTTCTAAGCCCTCAACGGCATTGGGATAAGGTAACGCTAGTTTAACAATTTTTCTTCTAATCTGCTTATCAAGAGGATACAAGTAACGATACTTGCCGTCAATCTTTCGGACTATCAAGTTCTTTTTTTCTTCATCTGTCAGCTTTGATAAAACCGTATCCCCACCAAATCCAGTCTTTCCAATCATTCTTTGGTGATACCACTTACCTTGATAAAAGTATTCTTTTGCTTCACTGCTCTTGCCTGTGTAAATCCAATTCATAGCTTGATAAATACCACCATGATGATTCTGCCTAGAGTCAGCGAAAGAAACTATCAAGCGCATTTTTGGATTGTCTAGTTTTAATTGCTTCATAGTCAAGCTGACAATTTGGCTAACTGGTGCTTTGTGATTTGTCAAAGCAACTCTAACTAATTCACAAACTTCTGTTTGTTGTAGTTCATAAGCAGCACCTAAGAGTGGTGAACTTCCACGACCATAAAGCACAGCACCAATAAACTTTTCATCTTCCCAAACACCAAATTTAATTAACTTTCCAATTGGCATTTGTTGCGAGTAATGAAAGTTCATAACTGCAAACTGAGCAGTCTTGTGATCTACTCCTGCTATTTGAATTGTCATACTGGCTCTATGTTGCCTTTGGAGTCTGTGCGCCATTCAAAAGAACAATTAGGGCAAGTTGTTGGTTTTAGTTCATCTAATCTTGGCTGTTCTTCCATAGTTGGCAGAAACTCAGGATCACTAGGCGGTTGCAAAGATTCAAAACCTAACTCCTCTAATTCCCAGCCGTTAGCATCTAGCTCTAACATTTGTTCTTTAAGAACGTCTGCATCCCATTCTGCAAGTTCTGCTGTTCTGTTATCAGCTAAAGCAAAGGCTTTGATTTGATCCCAAGTCCAGCCAATAGGTGTTCGAGCCACTGCGATCTCTGACCAGCCTAAAGACTTTGCAGCTTCTAGTGTTCCGTTGCCGGCTACAACTATCGAGTCAGGCGTTACAACAATTGGCTTACGTTGCCCAAATTTTTCTAATGAGCTTGCTATTGCTTTCAGATTCTTGCCGTCATGCTTTCGAGCATTAGCAGGATCAAAGGTCAAGCTGTTTATGTTTACAGTTTCAATGCGCAGTTCAGTCATGCAATCATTCTAGGCGAAAATCGCGCAAACATTGAATTTTTCAAAATCGGGAATTTCGCGACTTTACACATGGTGCTAGG